AACAAAAAATACCCCTCTACCCAATATGGGTAGAGGGAATATTTTTATTTGACTAGATTAAAGACCAAAGAGAGTCTTCATGCCTTCAACATCCATGTCTGTCGGCACACCATAACGACCAGTATCAAGAACCAGTGTAATGGTGCTAAGCTTATCACCATCAAAATGAATCGGATCAGCATCATAATACTTACAATGCTTCTCAAGATACTTCTTGATAGTCTTATCCTTCAGAAACGACTTGAATGCTTCATCAGCCTTCTCTTTGATGATATCCTGTACGAACTTCATTGTTTATTATCTCCTTTTTATTTTAGATCTATATAACCATGCATAATGTAGAATGGAATCCCATCCTCAATATACCGATTATCCTCTTGATTCTCTGTTTGAAACAAAGCATATACTATTGTGGGATCCTCTGCATCTTTTAGATGAGCCACACACAATAAATGCTCTATTTCTAGCGTAATCTCGTTCTGTTCGAAAATCCAACACCCAACCTTAGGTATGTCAGATAAACGCCGAATTGCCATTTTACCTAACTCCAATCATATCTAAACCTGTACGTTTACGAAGGGGGTAAATCTTTATAATTGACTTTCATCCATTTTTCTACTTCCATAAGAGCCTGTAAACCACATCTTTCCAATAAAGCATTATTAGTTTCTCTTACATGTTCTCTAAGAGAAACTTGGAGAATTAAACAAATAGGATTTCCTCGTTCTCCAGTACCCTGATGACGAATCGGAAGTATAACTACATCTTTATCATAATCATCAGCTTTAGATTCAATACTTACAAACTCAGTATGAAACTTCTGATTTTCTAACTGTTTATAGAATGTATTAGATTCAATCTTAAAGTACATTCTACACCAACGAGTTTTCTCCATATGGCAATATCCTCCTTTATTGCCATGTTTCTTTAATCTTTTTAATCTCTGCCATCTCTTCGTCTGTATAAGAGTCTCTTCCAAGACCAATCAGACCATTGGCTGTAATAAGAATGTCTTTAAATACATTAACAGTATTATTGAACATTCCATCATTACGAGAGATCATCATTGAGTTTCTAGGATTGAAACATTCCATTGCTACTTCCCAGAATTCATCATTTGGAATATACATACCATTCAAACAATCCCCGTCAAAGTCAGCGTTCAGTGGTGTCAGAATCTGTAATGGCATAGACATTGTAAACGAATCATTTATCCCGATGCAGCGCATTGCAAGAATGCTACCATAATTTCTTTATATTCATGTATCAGTACGTTATTCCGATACACAGTTCTTTTATGAACTTCTATGAGAGTTACTCATAGAATAGAGCACATCACCATCCCATAGGGATGTCCCTCCACTGACTAGCGTACTAGTATATATGCTCGTTGAACTTTACTTCATATGAAGTCTTAGCTGCTGATTATACATTATGAAACTGCCCTTAGCACTCATATATAATATATGAGCTTTTATTTCAGCATAGGCCATCTCTAAAGTTGTTTCTGACTTTCGTCACCATATAGGTCTTAGAGCTTTAGCATTTCCCAGCAATTCAAAGGGATTCACGCACTATGTTACCATAATACGGGACTAAAATTAATCGAAGGTCTTATCTTCACATAGATCGCTACTCTATGCAGTTCTCTTATGAACTTCTGTAGTATTTCTCTACATGTGGAGAGTACATCATCAACTCATCTCTGAGTTGTACCGCGCTGTCCTTCACTTTGAAGGCACTTACTCGTTGAACCCCTAATCTATATCAAATAGACTAAAGGATGCTGATTATACATTATGAAACTGCCCTTAGCACCTAATTATATTAGGCTTTTATTTCAGCATAGGCCATCTCTGATATTTTTTCTGACTTTCATCTGCATATCACGCTTATCCTTACGGATTACGTTGTAGCTATCAGAGCTTTAGCATGTTCCAGCAATTCACGGTATCGTTTTAACCACAGCGTCACCGCTATAGCGAACCCTTTTGTTGATTCCTGTTAATAATCATCGGGATTCCGTTTCTAGAACGGATAAGATTGTCTATAATCTCATACACTCTTGGATTCTTCTTAATCTGGGATTTATACCAAATAGAATATGCATGAGCATAAGAGATATTATACGAATGAACAAGAATATTGATGATTGTTTGTTGAAGCAATTCTACCATCGAATGGTATGGTAACTTAACCTCATCAATACGAAGCGTTGGATCTGGTGTAATAATACAACGTGTTGTGAAATTACATCTACCACCAACGAGTAATCGAAGATTACCCTTCTTACCAGCTAAGATCTTCTGAATTTCAACATACAATGCATTGTATCTTTCTTGAAGATCCCAAAGCAATGAAGTTCGATACTTATCAATCATATAGACTGACAGTTTATCTTCATTAATCTTAGCTGCTAGTCGAGCCATAATATTAAAGATAGCATTGGTTCCTTCAAAAGTAAACCTGCCGCCCTCAACCTTAAATGGTCTCATACCAGTAGAGTATACGGGAATAGCATCTATAAAGATCTTATCCTTATCTTGAATAATATCATTATAGACATCGATCTTGTTACTCTTATTCTTCTTATGGAAGTACTCTAAGATCTCATCAAACTTTTCATAGAATTCTATCATACCAATTCCAGAGTAAGTCTTATCAATCTTAGTATGCTTCTTATACTTTCTTTTGATCTTCTTATCATAGATACGTCTATCATAAGCAGTCATTCTATTACCATTCTCATTCAAGTCAATATCTGGTTCAATAATAGCCTGAAGAGTAGATACTCCAAAATATGATCCAAGAGACTTGAATAGATTTGGATGAATGATCTTATATGGTTCTTTCAGTTTAATCCATCCGAAGATACTAAAATCATCTCCAATGAACTTAACTTCTGTACCACAATGCTTACAAATAAGACGAGCATAGTCTGCTCCCTTAGTTGAACCACATGCACAACTATAACGATCAGAATATGCATTTGGATCTTGCAGTGTTTTCATGAACTTATCGGAATAGATTGAGTCTGAAGACTTAATATTTTTCTTCAGCCCCTGTGGTTCTTTAATAAAGAATCCCTTACCAATGTTCATGTCATGTTGCATCTCTTCTGACATGTTAACCCGTTCTAGAGATGTTTCAATATCGAACATCTCGCTGAACGGATACTGTAAGTTTTGTCCCATTATACCACCTTTTCCTTATAAATGGTTGTCATAGTTCTATACTATTTCTCCTTTCCAAGATTATAGTATATCACCATACCTCTCTTTGACCTTAAATACACACCTCATTATATGGTAAACTGATAAATCAAAAGATACCCCTGTACTCATATGAGTACAGGGTAGAAAAATCTTATTCCTCAAACATATTATCTACATCGATCTCGTGTAGCTTGACCTGGCTATTATGGAATGCCTTCATATCAATCAGTTTGATCTTAGAAGCCACCTGTGGTGTAACAACACCGATGTTTTTGATACCAAGTCTGTAGAAGAAATTGCCAATACATCTATGGCATATACCGTCTTTGGATTCGCATAATGATGAGAATCTAAACTGCACTGTCTTACCGATATATTTGTCCATATTCTCAGAAGTAAGCTCTACAAATCTAGAACCTTCTTTGATATATGAATACATATAATCTCTTACATTCTTCTTAGTAATAGTAACAGTGATGGTTCTCTTTGTACCACAATCTGTTCCTTCTGGTAATAGAACCATATGCTGAAATGATTTAAGGAATAACTTCTCCCAATATCCTCCAATAGCAGTTTTACCAGCACGAGAATAAGGGCCTTCAGCAAGAGATTTAGCCATAGTAGCATAATCTTCTTTTTTAATCCCATCAATATAGTTAGACATACAAACGTCATAACCTTTTGTAGGATCAGGATCTCTAATGATACCCTTCATAACAAAGAGATTCTTAAAGTTATTGCCAAAACTACCCTTAGCTCCAGAGTTATAGATATCCATTGCAGGATCATCTTTAAGAATCTCTTTAGAATAAGATAGAAGTTCTTTCTCCATCTTATCTGCAGCCATCAGTTTAGATGCTTCGTCGCCATTAAGCTCTTTAGCATACTTCTTCTGCAACTCTTTCTTCTTAACATCAATCTTTGCAGTAGACAAGAGCATCTCTTCGGAGAATGAAGAACAAAGAATGTTACAGTATGGCTGAAACTTCTGTTCTTTCATGATATATCTCTTAAGAACTTCAAGATCTATTCTATTCTCTAAGAGAGCATAAGTAATCTTCTGATTGATATCGTCTGTAACATCTGAAGTTAATGGTTCATTGATATAGCCTAATATATGAACCAAATCTTTCTCAATAAAAGCTTTATTGTACACCCATAACCCAGCAGTAGTAGTAAATGCAGACTTATTCTTCATCTTATCATTACCAAACTTACCTGCTGGTACATGGAGGATATCAAATGGTTCAAACTTTCTTTTATTCTTAAAGATACCAAATGTTTCCATCATAAATGAAAGACTGCATGCTGTTCTTTCATCTATATTGAGGAGATAATCGATATCCTTTTGATCTTTGATTTCTTTACTTCGCCTTTTCATCTCATCACCTCAATAAAATATAGGACAGGGATTATTCCCTGTCCTGATACTTATTAGAAATACACTTGGTACGTAATGTCAATAGACTTACGAAGATCAATCAAAGGTTCATTTGGGAAATTGAGCTTAGTGATAGGTCTAATATCCTGATAGTAGTTAAACCCATCAACCACACGTTTCCAAGCTGTACAGAGGGAAATAGTGTTTACTCTTGCACTATTAATACCAACTGTTTTGATAAAGTAATCTCTACAATCATCTTTAGTGATACTCATAGACATAGAGACATATGTCTCAACGGGTGTTTGATCTGTAACGTCATAGACAGTGCTATCAATAGATGTACCATTGGTAAACTGACGAACCAACTGAGGTTTAGAGTCAAATGCTTTAAAGTAATAAGCAAAATGATCTCCAAGTGTCTTTCTGCCATAATACACGGCTCTTAGTGATCCGCTAATATCCTTGTTCTTAGGCTTATACTGGAATGGTACAAGAGCTTCTGGTTGAATCCACTTACGATAATCCTCTTCATATACCTGAGAGTTCTCTGTACCGCAACCATCTGTACCAACACAGAACAAGAATACTTTATTTGTATCCTGAGGTGTAGTTGTATAGATAGTATTATCTAGATTCAGCTTAGTATTATATGACGGAGTAAGAGGTACATCTGGAAGATCAAACAGAGCCATAGCAAGGAATTCTGCTCCAGGAAGGATAAGCTTGTTCTTACCTCTAAAAATAACCTCGCCAGTATCTCTATTTGTAAGAATGATCTTAGTCTGAAGCTTGCTCAAACCCTCTGTATATGATCTTTCAGCAAGAGTACAATCATCGACTATATTTTTACCAACATTATCTTTTAATTTAAGTTCCATGGGTCGATCTCCTTTCTCATACGATTATATTGGTGTCAATCCCATCTGTATTTGATGGAGATCTTATCTCTCCATGTCTCTGATATCTTATCATGATACTCGGTTGTTGTCTGAGACAACTTTCTTTCTTTCATAGCAATATAATCCAGTTTATCTAGATTACATTTCATTGTAATTACATCATAAGGTCTTATACCCATGAGATTCTTATCAGTGAACATCCATTCTACACCCATTTGGAATAGAACAACTTTATATGACTTAAAGAAGTTGATCATAGTAAACAGATATTCGAGAAGATGCTCAGGAGACATACCAGGAAGATGCATATAGATATAACGGAATTCCTTAGAGTCAATATATTCTTCAAGAATATACACAATATCTTGAATCATATTGATAATCTCTTCTTCCATTGCATCTCTATTACCCATAGACTCGATTCTCTTGATAGAATTATATAGCAATCTATCCTTTTCTTTCAAAAACTCAGTAAATGTGGGTGCTACTTCACCATTGCTCAGTTTAAAGAAATCTAGATTAAACTGCCATATCATAAGAGAATCATACATCTTCTTCCATATCATATGGATATCATAGTTACGAGCCTCAAACATATTCTCTACAATAGTTTTGAACACCTTCTTATTAGTGCGATAGACACTAATAAACTCTTCTATGCTAGTATAATCGGTGGTCTTATTGATAAAATCAAATACTTCTTTATAGTCTTCTGGTCTGCGTCTAAGATCAAGAATCCACTCTTTTAGTGCATCCATATCTGCTTTAAAGTTAAATCCTTTTACCCACATAATCTGAGTAGGAGATCTCATAATGGTATCTTCAATACCTTT